ATGTTGCTGTCTATATTGAGGCTACTCATGGTTGTATGGATAACCGTGGTGTAATGGCTCACTCCTCTTTAACTCAAACATCTGCTGTACATGGTCTATTCCATAACAGTAGCGTCAAACAAGAATTCTTTGATAACATTAAGATGCAATCATCTAAGTGCTAATGAACGATTTATCAAACCTCGCCAAGGAAGTGTGGAATGCAAAAAGTATTGAAGCTAAGAAGAGTGCAATGCTCATCTTATTGGGGCAGCTTCAACACAAGCAGAAGATGCAGCAGTTCACAGAAGAAGTAGAAACCACTACTTCATCTACACGTCTCGACTTCATGGCTGCTAATCTTGTCTTGAGAGACGGTGACCCTGTAATTAAATGATTTTTTAACATGAAACTAAGGAGAAGTAAAGTATGAATCAACATGAAAAATTGTTGGGTTTTTTTAAGTCCGGTAAAGAGATCACTGCTAAGCAGGCAGCTGGTTTGTTCAAAGTAACTAACCTATCAGCTCGTGTATCTGAGTTGCGTGCACAGGGTTATTCAATCTACGCAAACAAACTGAAGAATGGTAAGACAGCTTATCGTCTTGGCACCCCTTCACGTCGTATGGTAGCATTGGCTTACTCTATGGTTGGTAATGATGCTTTTACCCGACATGCCTAATCGCTGTTGAACTTTTAGCCCGCTGTCTAATAAACAGCGGGTTTTTATTATGAAAATATACTTCGTAGAATTTACACATAAAGAATCCAGAAAGAAGTTCTATAAGTTTGGTATTACCAAATATGGTGATGTCATGAAGCGATTCTCTAAAGAAGAGAGTGTTAAGTTTGGCAATGATCCAAACCAGTATGAAGATTTTAGTATCAGAGTTATTGCCAGTGCTTGGAATGACTTTGATAAAGTAGCAGAACAAGAAAAGATTCTATTACAAAAGTACCCTAAGAATATATGGGTAGAAGAGTATGTCGGTGCAACAGACAAGAACTATAAGTTCTCTGGTGTTACTGAGTGTGTTAGTCTGACTAATGACCAGATGATAGAGGCGAGAAAGTATATGTATAATCTTAGAAGGGAGTGGGGTAATGACCAAAACTAGTATATGGGTAACATTTCAAAAGGAAGGTATTCATTGTTATCCAGCAGCTGCTACTGATCCTAAATTGGAATCTGTATCTTTCTTAGGACATCCTCATAGACATATGTTCCATTTTCGTATTGAGTTAGAAGTAACTCATGATGATCGCGATGTTGAATTTATTATGTTGAAACGTGAGCTAGAAGGCCTATATAATACAGGCACTCTTCAATTAAATTTCATGTCCTGTGAGATGATTGCCCGAGAACTTTTTGAATATATTCAACAGATGTATCCTCACCGTGATTGTTGTATTGATGTTAGTGAGGATGGTGAGAATGGAGCAACGTTGCGGCATACTCATCCAACAACACCTGTTATTAAAGCTGATTGGAAATAATAATGACCGACTTTTGCCACATTGCTCCAATTCCACATCTGGAGATAGTTAAAGGAGCCAAGACCCATCTATTACTAGCTCACTTGGTTGAGACTAGCCCAGATTATGTAAACTTCTATCTTAAAGAGAAGGAAGAAGGTAGTACTATTATTCTTGATAACTCTGCTTTCGAAATGTACAAGCAGAAGAAGCCCATGTATGATATTAACAAGTTAATTGGTATGGCTGAGAAGGTTAAAGCTGATTACGTTGTAATGTCAGACTATCCTAACGATTACTCATCCAGGACTATTAACGCTGCTAAAGAACTAGCGCCTCAATTAAGAGATAAGGGCTTTGGTACATTCTTCTGCCCACAATCAAAGATCGGAGACATTGATGACCTTCATGACTGCTTTGACTGGGCTGCCGAGTCAGACCTTGTGGATTATATTGGCGTTTCTATCCTTGCTATACCTAATGCTTACGGAGTAGAACGAGATAACAAGCTACAGCGTTTTGTTAGTCGTTTCATGTTCTTACAAGAGTTACATACTGCCGGTACATTGGATGTGATTAAGTCTAACGGACAGAAGCTTCACATGCTAGGTATGTTGGATGGTCCTGGTGAGATTCGCCTAATGACACCCTTTAGAAAATACATCGACACATGGGACAGTAGTGCTGCTATCTGGTTAGGACTTCACGCAGGTGCACATTTTGATAGATCTCCAACAGGTCTACTAAATGGAAAGTATGAAGAAGAAGTTAATTTTAATTATGAGAATAATGCCAATGTGTTGACTGCAGTGATTAACAAGAGTATAATCAACAACTATATTTCAATGTATCTGAATGAGGATGAGTATGCCTAACTACAAATATAATGAAGACAAGTACATAGCAGATATTCAAAAGTATTTGGATGGTACTTACGGTGAGCATTATGTTGCTAAAGATATCCAAGTAGTTGATATTTGGGAATCACTTGATAGTCTTGAAACAACAGCAAGAGATACTGCTATTAAATATCTTTGCCGTTATGGTAAGAAGGGTGGAAAGAATAGAAAGGATTTACTGAAAGCTATTCACTACATCGTTCTTATGATGTATGCTGTTGATAAAGCTAGTGCGGAGCACAACTATATTCCTTCTGAGAGTGCACTTGATGAGATACTCAAGAATAAAACTGGTATTATACTGAAGAGTAACCCACAAGGAATATTGAACGTCAGTGAGCAAACCTATACCACAAGGGGATCGGTTGGTACACTGCACACCCATCAAACTTTAAATGACGCATATGAAGAGGTAGAAAAACATGATTCATATATTAGGAAACAATAGTCACTCAACGCTGACGAATGTTCAGCAAGGGGACTCTCAACCAAATGCAATAGATCTTAGACTTGACAAGGTCTATCGTATGAAGCACAATGAGTTTATTATCGATAATGAAAATAAGACTCATAGAGGTACTGTAGAAGAAATACCAACATCCGATGGGTGGTTTATTCTACCAGAAGGCACGTACGAAGTAGTAATGGAGAATATTATTCGAGTAGGACCTGATGAAGCTGGATGGGTTATTACTCGCTCTACGCTTAATCGTAATGGAATATTCATTACATCAGGCTTATATGATTCAGGCTATCATGGTGTAATGGCAGGTGCATTGCATGTAAATGGTGGTCCAGCAAGAATAAAGAAAGGAACACGTGTAGCACAGTTCTTACTTTTCAAATCAGAAGCACTTTCTGAATACAACGGCTCTTACGGCTTAGCCAGTGAGCATGACAAAAAATACAAATAAGGAGTTTTATAATGGCTGAAGGTTTTAAATTACAGGTCAGTATTGAAGAGCTACAGAAACGTAAGCTATTCTTAGCTGTTCCTATGTACGGTGGTCAGTGTGCTGGTATGTTTACCAGATCTGTTGCTGACTTATCTGCGGTGTGTACTAAACATGGTATTCCACTCCAGTTGTTTTTCTTGTTTAATGAATCATTAATCACACGTGCTCGTAACTACTGTGTTGATGAGTTCTTGCGTTCAGGTGCAACTCACTTAATGTTCATCGATAGTGATATCGGTTTTAATCCTCAAGACGTTATCGCAATGCTCGCCATGCAAGACGACGCTAGCCCGTACGATGTTATCGGTGGTCCATATCCTAAGAAGTGTATCTCTTGGGAAAAGATCAAGCAAGCAGTTGATAAGGGTATGGCAGACGATAATCCAAACAACTTAGAGAAGTATGTTGGTGACTATGTGTTTAATCCAAAGACTACTCAGCGTGAGATTCCTCTCAACCAGCCAATCGAAGTTCTTGAGATTGGTACAGGCTTTATGATGATTCGTCGCAAGACATTCGAAGACTATCAAAAAGCATTCCCACATCAATGGTACAAACCAGATCACGTTCGTACTGAGCATTTTGACGGTACACGTGAGATCATGGCTTACTTTGATTGTATCATTGATCCAGAGTCTAAGCGTTACTTATCTGAAGATTATATGTTCTGCTATAATGTGCAGAAGATGGGTGGTAAAGTATTCTTCTGTCCATGGATGCAGTTACAGCATGTAGGTAGTTATGTGTTTGGTGGTTCATTAGCTGACCTTGCTTCTATCGGAGCATCAGCTACTGCAGACACTAACCAGTTGAAGCATAAAAAGAAGAAGTAATCTAAGGGATCTATATTATGAAACTAAGTGCAAGAACAATCCAGATTTTGAAGAGTTTTGCTCAGATTAATCCTTCTTTGATCTTTGCTCCTGGTAACGAGTTGAAAACAATATCCCCTATGAAAACGATGGTGGCTAAGGCTACCATTACAGAAACCATATCGCAGCAGTTTGCGATATGGGACCTGTCAAAGTTTCTCGGTGTATTGTCTCTTTTCGACGACCCTGAGTTAGAGATTAACGAGAAGTTCATTACAATCATGAGTGGTAAATCAAAACTGAACTACGTTTACTGCTTACCTGAAATGGTAGCTCAACCACCAAAGAAAATGGTTGAGATGTCACCTGACTCTGTAGAGAAGTTATTACCTTCTGCTACATTACAATCACTTATGAAAGCTGTTGGTGTTTTACAACTACCAGATATTGCTTTTGTTGGTAAAGATGGTAACTTCACCATTGAAGCGTTAGATACTAAACCAAAGAACCCCAATGAAGGAACACTCAGCAACAGCTTTGCAATAACTGTTGGTGAGACTGTAAAGACCTTTAAGATGATCATTAAAGCTGAGAACTTAAAGATCATGAACGAAGAGTACACTCTAAAAATATCTCCACAAGGCCTTTGCCATTTTAAAGGTTCTGATGTAGAATACTGGATAGCGTGTGAAGATAGTTCAACTTTTACAGGGTAAATTAAATGATTCGTGATGATTTTCTTTGGGTCGAGAAGTATAGACCTAGGACTGTGGCCGATACTATCCTTCCGGATAGTCTTAAAAAGACCTTTCAGCAATTTGTTGATCAAGGCAATATTCCCAATCTACTCTTAGCTGGCCGTGCAGGTGTTGGTAAAACAACTATTGCACGTGCTATGCTTGAGCAGTTAGGTTGCGACTATATTATTATCAATGGTTCAATGAGTGGTAACATTGATACTCTTCGTAATGAAATACGAGAGTTTGCATCCACTATTTCCTTTTCTGGAGGTCGTAAATATGTTATCTTGGATGAAGCTGACTATCTTAACCCTAACAGTACTCAACCTGCTCTCCGTAACTTTATGGAAGAATACTCGAGGAATTGTGGGTTTATCCTTACAGCTAATTTTAGGAATCGCATTATTGATCCTCTCCATAGTAGATGTTCTGTCGTAGAATTCAAGATCGAGAAAGAAGATAAGCCAGAGATGGCTAAACAATTCTACAAGCGTGTTTGTGGTATCTTAGACAAGGAATCAATTGAGTATGATACCAAAGCTGTTATAGAAGTTATCAAGAAGTTCTTTCCAGACTGGCGTAGAGTATTAAATGAGTTACAGAGATACTCTGCGACTGGTCGGATTGATACAGGCATTCTAGTTAATATATCAGAAGAGAATCTCAAGAACCTTGTTGCCTTATTGAAGGCAAAAAGTTTTAGTGAGGTTCGTAAATGGGTTGGTGAGAATAATGATTTAGATCATACTACGTTTTTTCGTAAGCTGTATGATACTGCATCTGAGTATCTCAAACCCAACTCAATACCAATGCTCGTGATGACTATTGCTGACTATCAATACAAGGCTGCTTTTGTTGCTGATCATGAGATAAATATCTTAGCTTGTCTAACAGAAATTATGGCTGAAGGAGATTTTAAATGACGCAATTATTGAGTGAATATGAAAATGCGGGAGTTAATGCAAGAGTAATGAAGCTACATGATGATACATTTCAAGTTCTTGTATTTAATCTAAAAAGTGGTCAAGAGCTAGCTAAGTTCTTTGGAAGTTACGCAGAGGCCAATAGGTATGCTGAAAGTTCTACACAGCAGCAGCTAAACGGATGAAAACAATTATTCACGTTAACCAAGCTCACATTCGAGCTAATATTAGAGCTGAAAAGGAAAACAGAGAGCCGGTTCTCACTGTTAAGACTTACAAAGACAATAGATACGCTAATACAGCAATTATACATGGACCTAGTAAGGTGGTATATTCACCTGATAAACCACTCAGCTGTGGTGCTAGGGTTTGGATTGAAACTGAAGGTAAGGTAGATATAGAATGAGAATCTCAGGAATATTATATCAGGTTGATTACCTGAGTGACGATGAAATGAAAGGTAATATTGGTCTTGCTGATTTTAATAGACAGCGAATTATGATTAATAGAGACCACACTCTACAAACCCAACGTATTGCAAAGTTGCATGAAACGTTGCACATCCTAGATAGTACCTATGGACTTGGTCTGACAGAGAATCAAGTAGTCCACTTAACCCATGCCTTAATTGGTCTTTCTACTGATAATCCAGAGTTAGTATTTTAATAACATGAATCCTTTTGATTATGTGAATGCGATTAATAGTTCTAAGCAAGACCTTTTGAAAGAGCCCGAAGCAGAAAAGCATTACCCAGCGTATATGGTAAACAAGGCGCTATCCTATTTTCCAGATACGCTGCTCTACGCAAATGAGATGAATCGGCACCATCACCTAGATGGAAAGCTCCAATTTTACTTTTTTCTAAATAGTATAAGACCTGCAAAGCGCTTTGCAAAGTGGGTGAAGAAACAAGAAGATAATGACCTTGCCGCTATCATGGAATACTATGGTTTCGGTCCAGAAAAAGCAAAAAGCGCATTATCCATCCTTTCTTCAGATCAACTGATCACTATAAAACAAAAATTAGAAAAAGGTGGACGAATATGAATATCATTGACAGTCTTGTTGAGGTTGCATTAGCTTCCGAAGAAGATTTCCTTAAAATTAAAGAAACGCTAACACGTATCGGTGTTGCTTCGCGTAAAGATAAAAAACTATTCCAATCATGCCATATCTTGCACAAGCAAGGTAGGTACTATATTGTGCATTTCAAAGAGTTGTTTGCCTTAGACGGTAAACCATCTAATTTCTCAGATGATGATAAAGCCCGCCGCAACACAATCATTAACCTTATTGCAGAGTGGGGATTGATCAAGCTAATTAATCCACAAAAGTCCAGTGCTCCAGTAGCTCCATTCTCTCAAGTAAAAGTTATTACTCACAAAGAGAAAGATGAGTGGGAACTGGTTGCCAAATATAATATAGGCAAGAAAAGATAATATATGAATTCTTTATTATGGGATTATCGATTTCTACAACTAGCTGAAACAGTAGCTACATGGTCTAAGGATCCTTCTACCAAGGTAGGTAGTGTCATTGTTGATACTAATCGTAGGGTAATTGGACTTGGTTATAATGGATTTCCTCGTGGGGTAATGGATGATTATTATCGATACGAAGACCGTGAGCTAAAGTTAAAGCTGGTATGCCACGCAGAACGAAATGCACTAGATAACGCTCCTGGTAGTGTTGAAGGTGCTACTTTGTATGCAACATTCTTCCCCTGCAACGAGTGTGTTAAAAGTATTATCCAGAGGGGTGTTAAGAAAGTAGTAACTTTTGTTCCCCCGCCTGGAAAAAGCCTGTTGTTTAATCATGAGTTTTCGTATATAATGCTTAAAGAGGCTGGTGTACAGCTTCATCAGCTGGCTCCTATATTATATGAAAGGTGGAAAAATGACCCAAGTGATATCCGTGGATTCGATCCGCTCGACCCTAAAGTCGAACATATGTAAAGTTGTATTCACCAAGAAGAATGGTGATCTTCGCGAAATGGTATGCACACTACGTGAAGATATTGTAGTTCCACACGAGAAGACTACTGATCGTGTTAAAGAAGTTAATGAAGAAGTTCTGGCAGTTTGGGATTGTGAGAAAAATGCGTGGAGATCTTTTCGAGTTGATAGTATAATAGGTGTTCACGTTAATATGGAGAACAACAATGTACCAGCGTAAAGCCAATATGAAACCAGCTGCACTTGACGATAACGTCCGCATTCCTCTAGGTGCATTAACAGAGTTCATTCTAAACTGTGAGTTAGCTTTAAGTGCCAGAGGTCAGGAAGACGAGGCATTCCGCTTCGAGTGTATTAGAGAATACCTCCAGCAAGAATTTACTCCATCTAAGGGCTTACATTTCAAGCCGGGAGTGATTGGATTATAAATAATCTAAACATCACAGGATTATTGCATGCACTATAAAGAAGTAGCATTGTAGTAGTAGGAGAAGGCGCACAGGCGAAAGTCTATGCGCCTTTTTTGTTTTTAACTCTAACAAGAAGGACAGCGCATGAAAAAAGCAAGACTTGCTGAAGCCTCTATTCACCATCTCCCTGATCAACCAAGAAGAAAACTCAAACTTAGAATCGATGATCTTCTGACCTTTCAACCACTAACAAAAAACCAATCCAAATTCTTTGACCTCTATAAGCAAGGCAATCAGGCAATCATGTTGCATGGTGCAGCTGGTACGGGTAAAACATTCATTGCACTCTACAAAGCATTAGAGGAAGTAATGGATAAAAGTAACACTTTCGACAAGGTAGTATTAGTACGATCTGTAGTACCTTCAAGAGATATTGGACATCTACCAGGAGATGAAAAAGAAAAGACAGATGTTTATCTTGCACCCTACAAAGCAATTTGCCAAGATCTATTTCAAACAGAACAAGCATATGAAAGACTAGTTGAACAAAAGAATATCGAATTCATGATAACATCTTTTGTTCGTGGCATCACAATCGATAACTCAGTTATAATTGTAGATGAATGCCAGAATATGAACTTCCAAGAACTGAGCTCAATTATGACCAGGGTAGGTGAAGGATCTAAAATTATATTCTGTGGTGATTTCAAGCAAACCGACTTGTGCAAAAAGCATGACCAATCTGGTCTTAGGGACTTTGTAGAAGTTATTAATAGAATGCCGTCATTCAGAAATGTAGAATTTGATGTTGAAGATATCGTGCGTAGTGCCCTTGTAAAGGAGTTTATTGTAGCAAATTTACATATTCAATCAATAAAAAGTTGACTTCTAGTCGTGTCTGATGTATAAATAGGGGTGTACTGCCTTCGGGGGTACACTTCAATTTATTTTAACCTTGCTTAATAGGAGGTCTTCATGACTAAAGACGCATTTTCTGCATTAGCCGATACTTTTGCTTTCGGTCCTGGTTTCAAACTTGGTACTAAAGATATTGATAAGTTCTTCGTTGGTTTCGACGAGTCTTTCAATAAGATGGCTAAATTGCACGACGAAGTAACAAAAAACATTCCTAACTACCCACCATACAACATCAAGAAAACTAGTGAGACTTCTTACGAGATTGAACTTGCTGTTGCTGGCTTCGCAAAACAGAATATTAAAATTGATCTGGAAGACGATAAACTAGTCGTTACTGGATTGACTGATGGTGTTCAAGATGAGAAGAAAGATGATGCAATGTATCTTTGGAAGGGTATTGCAAATCGTGCGTTCACTCGTACATTTGTTCTCAACGATCAAGTTGAAGTTAAGAATGCTGAACTGTTGAACGGTATGCTTAAAGTATTCTTGGAAAGGATTATTCCTGAGCACAAAAAGCCTAAGTCAATTCCAATCAACGAAAAGACTCCCACTTCAAAAGAGTTCCTTGCGGAGGATAAATGAATTCTAAATCCATTGACGATTTTTGGTCATGGGTCAAGAAAACATTCACTCCACAATATAGGAAAGAGATCGAAGACTACTTAGCAGAGTCTACAGATCAATATGATGTTGAAAGACGTATCACACTTCTGCAACGCAGAGGAATGATTTAATTGAACGAGGGGACTTCGTGTCCCCTCTTATTTAAGGAACTGTTATGACCATCGCAGTAATCAAATTAATCACTGGTGAAGAAATCATTGGTGAGATCGATATTCAGCCAACCCATGTTACACTGACCAATGTAGGTGTTGTACAGTTGGTACCTACTCAGACTGGTGTTGGTATGTCATTATATCCTTTTGCACCGTATGCAGAGGAAAGTGTATTCTCATTCAAGAATGAACACATTATCACTTCTTTCGAACCATCTGTGGATCTTCGTAATAACTATAACAAGATGTTTGGTTCTGGAATTCAAATTGCATCAGCCGGAGTGTTGAAGTAATATATTCTTTTCTGTATAATGGTTGTTTTAATGTGAGGTTACATGCGTTTCTATACTAATGTCTTTGTTGCAGGTGATAATGTTTATACGATTGGGTATAACAACGGTGAGCGCTTTGAATTGAAAGCTCCTTACCACCCATATCTCTTTGTTAATTCCAATAAACCAACAAAATATAAGACGCTAGATGGAAAGCATGTATCTCGCGTTGACTTTGAAGATGTGAAAGCATCTAAAGACTTCATGGAAAACTATTCTGGTGTGGATGGTTTTCAAATACATGGATCGACACTCTTCACGTATCAAGCAATCTCCGATTTCTACAAAGGTGAGATTAACTATGATGTTGATACTATATCTGTTGTATCACTTGATATTGAAACATCAACACAGGGTGGTTTCCCTAATCACGAGCTAGCTGATAAAGAAGTAATTACATTATCTATTCGTAAGAAAGGTAAAGTAGTTGTTCTTGGTACTAGACCATACACTCCTAAGTCAGAAGATGTTACATACATTCAATGTAAGAATGAGATTGATCTACTAACCAAGTTTCTACTTGTATGGAATTCACCTAAGTGGAAACCAGATGTGGTTACAGGTTGGAATGTAGAGTATTTCGATATACCTTATCTCTATCGTAGAATTACCAATATGCTTGGTAAGAAAGAAGCAAGCAAGTTATCACCTTGGAGAATGGTTAGAGAGCGTCAAGTTGGTGGTGAAGGATCTGCTATCGTATATGACTTGAATGGTATTTCCGTACTCGACTATCTTGCACTCTATAAGAAGTTCTCATACACCCCACAAGAATCTTATAAACTGGATCATATTGCTGAGTACGAGCTTGGTGAAAGAAAGCTAGACTACTCTGAATATGAAACTATGCATGAATTCTACATGCAAGACTTTGAAAAGTTTGTAGATTATAACATTCATGACGTTGTTCTTGTCGATAAGCTAGAAGAGAAGTTAAAGTTCATCGAACAAGTATTTGCTATCACATATGACGCCAAAGTAAACTACACTGATACATTTACTACTGTTCGTATTTGGGATGTTATTATTACCAACTACTTGATGGATCGTGGTTATGTTGTTCCACACATCGAAAGAGCAGAACTTGATGAGCGTAGTAGTGTTGATAGAGAACTTGGTCCTATTGTAGGTGCTTATGTTAAAGATCCACAGAATGGATTACACAACTGGGTTTGTTCATTTGACTTGAACTCTCTCTACCCTCATCTAATTATGCAGTACAACATTAGTCCTGATACTTTTGTTACCATGCGTGATGACATCACCATTGAACGAATGCTTGATCGTGGTATGGGAGATGAGATAGAGCAGGAGTTAAAAGAAATGAACGCCACTATGACTCCTAACGGTGCTATCTTTAGTAAGAAGGATGTTGGATTCCTAGCTGAGCTGATGGAGACAATGTACAACGATCGTTCCGCTTGGAAGAAGCGAATGATTGAAGCTAAAAAGAAATATGAAGTAACACCAACACGAGAACTAGAGAATGAGATAGCACGTTGTAACAATATGCAGATGGCTAAGAAGATTCAACTAAACTCTGCTTATGGTGCTCTTGGTAATGTTTACTTTAGATGGTATCAACGAAATCTTGCAGAAGCAATCACAATGTCTGGCCAACTATCAATTCGCTGGATGGAGAAACATATTAATCAGTATCTGAACAAGATATTCAAAACAGATAATGAAGATTATGTTATTGCTTGTGATACAGACTCAATGTACATTCGTCTTGAAAATCTAGTTAAGATGTCTTTCGAAGATCAGAGTGATCATCAAAAGATCGTCAAGTTCTTGGATGATGTATGTGAGAAGAAGTTGCAACCGTTCATTGATCAAACATTTACCGAGTTAGCTGACTACATGCTCGTCATGAAGCAGAAGATGATCATGAAGCGTGAAGCAATTGCTAACAAAGGTATATGGACAGGAAAGAAGCATTACATTCTTAATGTATACAACAACGAAGGTGTGGCGTATGCTCAGCCTAAGTTAAAGATGCAAGGTATCGAAGCTGTTCGTTCATCAACGCCATCCATATGCCGAAAGAACTTCAAGAAGGCATTGGATGTTATCATGAATGAAGATGAACAGTCGATGAAGAAGTTCGTTAAAGATTTTAAACGTGAGTACATGACCTTACCTTTCGAAGAGATTGCTTTCCCACGATCTGTTAAAGATCTATCTAAATGGAGAGATAGTTCTTTGATATACAAAAAGTCTACACCGATTCACGTTAAAGGTTCTCTAATATACAACAACCTACTGAAGGAGCGTAAACTGGAGAATAAATATCAGACCATAAGAGATGGTGATAAGATCAAATTCATTTACTTAAAGACTCCAAACCCAGCAAGGGATTCTGTTATATCTTGTGCTGCATCAATTCCCAAAGAGTTCAACATAGAACCTTATATCGATTATGATATACAGTTTGAGAAATCATTCTTAGATCCAATTAAAGGTATCCTTGATGTTATTGGTTGGAGTATTGAAGAACGTAAAGCAACACTAGAACAATTCTTTGGATAGGAATAACCATGGCAAAAATTAATATCGATCTGGAAGATCATGATTTCGGATTCTCTGCTGTTAGTGAAGATGAACTCAAATCAATGGAACGTCAGCTTCAACAACAGGTTCAACAAAAGGAAGAAGAATTATCGTTGACTTCTAAGGAATATAAAGATAAACTGGAAGCTCTTTATAAACTAATTATGCCTTTGTTGGTGAACTTGCAGAAAGATGATTCTAAGGAATACATTTACTGGCCAGATAGAACAAAGAAGATGACCACATTCATTGCAAAGGTAAACAAGATAGTCGAAAATGATTAATTACTTAGCACTTTTGGTTGCTGTAGGTTTATCATCTGTAGCAGCTTATTTCTCTATATTAGGACTGACAGCCATCTTTGCTGCTTCGTTTTGGCCCGTTGTTGTTATGGGTTCAATGCTGGAAGCAGCTAAGGTTATTGCTACGTCATGGACATATAGGAATTGGAAAGCAGCGCCAGCTGTTATTAGATATTATTTGGTTGCATCCATTATTATATTGATGATCATCACATCAATGGGAACTTTTGGATATCTTTCGAAAGCACATCTTGAACAAGCTGCATCTGTAAGTGATGTGTCTGCTAAGTTAGGTATCTACGAAGAGAAGATAAAGGCTATAAATGAAAATATTGAAGCCAACCGCACACTTCTTAAACAGTTTGACCAGGCGGTCGAGCAGGTCATGGCACGGACGGAAGACTCGAAAGGGGCTGAAAGAGCAGTTGCGATCAGACGCTCCCAACAGAAGGAACGTAGCCGAATCATGGAAGAGATTTCAACTCTACAAGCTCAAGTCGGGAAGCTTAACGTTGAGAAGGCTCCCCTTGTATCGCAGGTTAAGAATGTTGAGAAAGAAGTCGGTCCTATCAAGTACATCGCAGAGCTATTTGTTGACAGGGCTGATGATTCGTTTCTGGAGAAAACAGTACGGTGGGTAATCATTATCATTGTAACTGTATTTGATCCATTAGCAGTATTGTTATTGATTGCAGCTAATAATGGATTGATTAGACAACGTCGTATTAATAAGATGAATAGAACTAGACAGTATAATCTTGAACATGGTATTGACAAGGCTGCTGAGATTCGCCATAAAAAGTTACAAGAGTTGACTGGAAAGATTAACCGTAGTAAGGTTACGATTGATAAAAATCAGATAAGGAAGATAACATGAGTTTTTTGAAAAGTTTAATTAAGGAGATTGGTGATGAGGACACTTATTTGGCCAGTGACGGCGGTGGTAGTGCTGAGTACTCTGGTTGTATTGATACTGGCAGCTATATTCTCAACGCTCTTCTCTCTGGTAGCATCTATGGCGGCGTACCTGATAACAAGATTACTGCTTTTGCAGGAGAGTCCGCTACTGGTAAAACTTTCTTCGTACTTGGTATCGTTAGAGCCTTCCTTGACAAGAACCCAAACGCTGCCGTCGTCTACTACGACACCGAAGCGGCGGTCACGAAAGCAATGATGGAATCACGCGGTATTGATACAACACGTGTCATTATTGCTGAACCAGATACAATTCAAAAGTTTAAAACTCATGCTCTAAAGCTACTAGAAGCATATGAGAAGCAGCCTGAAGATACACGTCCAAAGATGATGTTTGTATTGGATAGCTTAGGATTACTGTCAACATCAAAAGAGATGGAAGATTCTCTTGATGGTAAAGATGTCAGGGACATGACAAAGTCGCAAGTTATTAAAGCTGCTTTCCGTGTTCTGACATTAAAGCTGGCAAAGGTGAAAGTACCAATGCTTGTTACTAACCATGTCTATGAGGTGATCGGATCCTATGTACCCACAAAAGAGCTCGGAGGCGGAACAGGTCTCAAATACGCGGCTAGCACTATTGCTATGCTCTCCAAAAAGAAAGAAAAAGATGGAGACGGCGACATCATTGGTAACCAAATCAAGATCAAAACATACAAGTCGAGACTCTCAAAAGAGAACCAAGACGCAACTGTGTTACTTACTTACGATAAAGGACTAGATAGGTACTTTGGTTTATTGGATCTGGCAGAAGAATCTGGTATCTTTAAGAAAGTATCTACACGTTTTGAATTACCAGATGGCCGTAAGGTATTTGGTAAAGAGATCAACAATAATCCTGAACAATACTTTACCGAAACGGTATTGGAGCAGCTAGAGCAATATGCAAAAGGAAAATATAGTTATGGATCCCAAGTCGGAGCAGTACAAGATCACGTTTCAGAATCTGAAGAGTGAGATAGGTTTCAGGTATTTCTTTAATGATAGAGAACTACTTGACTACCTTGGAAAAAGACCTAACGGTGCTCGTGTAATTAAATTGGAACAATATGATAGAGAAACTAATACTTTCCAGCCTATTAAATAATGAGGAGTATGGCCGTAAGGCCATTCCTTTTTTGAAGTCTGAGTACTTTCAAGATAAAACTGTAAGAGCCCTGTATGAAGGTATTGATGGGTTTGTAAAAGAGTATAATAAGTTTCCAACTAAAGAAGCTCTGATTATTGAATTGGATAATAATAGAGAGATAGCTGGTTACTTTAGCGAGTTGGAAACCATGGTTGGTGAATTGGAAGATACTCCAAACACTAACATGGAGTGGTTAGTAAACCAGACAGAGAAGTTCTGTCAAGATAAAGCAATCTATAACGCTGTCATGAAATCTATTCAGATTCTTGATGGTGATAAGGATGCACATAGTAAGGGAGCAATACCTCAGTTATTATCTGATGCTCTTGCTGTTTCGTTTGATTCACATATTGGTCATGACTTCTTAGAAGACTATGATTCCCGATATGATTTTTATCACAAGAAAGAAAAACGTGTACCATTTGATTTGGAGTACTTTAACAAGATTACCAAGGGTGGGTTACCAAACAAAACTCTTAATGTGGTGCTTGCTGGTACTGGTGTTGGTAAGTCTCTCTTCATGTGTCATTGTGCTGCATCTAACCTTTCCAAAGGTCTCAATGTTCTTTATGTAACGATGGAGATGGCAGAAGAACGTATTGCAGAACGTATTGATGCCAATATGCTCAATGTAACAGTAGATGAATTATCTTTACTACCACGTGATTCATATCAGAAGAAGATTGATCGTGTTCGTGAAAAGACTAATGGTAAGCTAATCATCAAAGAATATCCAACAGCATCAGCTGGTGCTGGTCACATGCGTCATTTATTAAATGAGTTGAAGTTGAAGAGGAACTTCAAACCAGACATCATTTATATTGACTATCTAAATATTTGTGTATCTTCAAGATTGAAGTATGGTGCAAATGTAAACTCATACACATACATCAAGGCTATTGCAGAGGAACTTCGTGGTCTTGCTGTTGAGTTTGATGTACCCATCGTTACAGCTACTCAGACTACCAGAAGTGGCTTTACGAGTAGTGATCTAGGGTTGGAAGATACATCAGAATCTTTTGGTTTACCAGCTACTGCAGATTTCATGGTTGCACTGATAAGTTCAGAAGAGCTTCAGGATCTAAATCAGTTTATGGTTAAGCAGTTAAAGAACCGTTTTGGTGATCCAGGTATTCATAGAAGATTCGTAATTGGTGTTGACAGGTCTAAGATGAGGTTGTATGATGTAGAACAAAGCGCTCAAGAAGATGTAGTTGATGATGGTCCTGTGTTTGATAAATCGGATACAGGTATTCGACTAAAATCTGAAAAGAGTAAATTCAAAGATGCATTTAACGACTTTAGCTAATATGATCGGCTTCATTATAAACTTCACATGGATATTTTTTCTATCAGTTGTCCTTCTAACACTGAAGACAATATTCATGTATGTAAAAAAGATGTTCGATCTTCCTGTTGATGTTATCCTAGCAATGAGAGAGATTAAAGCTCAAGATGAAAGTAAAAACAAGAAAGTTCAAAAACAGGACACTGAGTAAATTCATTCGTGAAGCTACTGAATTCTACTTGCAACGACTGCTTCCACCTTCTAAGTATTCTAAAATACTAATTGATGTTATTGGGCGTGATGTTATCGATTCTGAAGGATCGTGCGAACCCAGTGATAAAAATCGATACATTATTGAGCTTAAAAATGGAATGCCGTTAGAGTTATCTCTCATCACATTAGCTCATGAAATTGTCCATGTAAAGCAGTATGCTCTTAAAGAACTCAAAGTGATATATGTGAAAGATGATCTTGTTGATGTGTGGAAAGGAAAGAGGTATAGGAACGTCGAGTACATAGATCAGCCGTGGGAGCAGGAGGCATTCAGCATGGATGAGGACCTGTACTACGACTTCCTTTCTGAATGCTATGCAACCGGAAAGTTGCAATTCGAATAATACTAAATACCACGTTCTATGCGGTGTTTAACCGTTGACCTTTTTTCACAGTTCCCGTATAATTATAATACTAACAACTCATTGGGAATATTCATGTCACGCCTTTTTGTTGCTATTTTATTATGCGTATCAACCCTAGCAAATGCTGCTCCTAAGACGCAGCGTACAATTACACCTTCCCCTGCGATGGTGTCACTACTTGAAGAAGCCAAGAAGATGATGAAGTATGATGGTCCAGTTCCTATGCCTAGGATGTACTCTCTTAACGAGAAAGATCTTCAGGCATTGTATTGTGGTAACAGTAAGAAGTGCGATGTAGTAACTGCCGTGTACGATGACGGTGCTATATATTTTGATGAAGACTATGATGCTAAGCATCCCGTGTGGAGATCCATCTTGTTTCATGAGATGGTTCACCATGTTCAGTATATGAAGCAGGGCAATACAAAGACCTGTGATGTGTGGTATAAAAAAGAACGCGAAGCTTATAACTTACAAGCCACGTACCTTCGCAAGCAAGGTGCCAGCGATAAAGTTGTGACTGACGTTGCTGATAAAGTAACCTGCCCTTGATAGGAATTATATGAATAATGAAGCAACTAATGTATTTGATAATATAGACTGGATATTGTATGAAAGCGGTACTTTCTACCTATCTGGTGAAATTAATGAACAAAATATAGGTGATTGTATTAGATGGATTATGTCAGAGAACATAAATCCAACACACAAAGAACTTACACTAGTGATTAATAGTCCTGGTGGAGATTTGTATAGTGCTTTTGGTTTGATTGATATGATTCAATCCAGTAAGATACCAATTGCAACTATTGGGGTTGGTTCGCTAATGAGTGCAGCGTTTCTGATATTCATTACTGGTGCAAAAGGTCGTCGTAGAGTTACCAGAAACACAAGCGTTATGTGTCATCAGTTCTCAACTTATTACGAAGGTAAAGAACACGACGCAAAAGCATACGAAAAAGAGACGAAGTATATCAAACAGCGTATGCTTGATATTGTGAAAGAAAGCTGTTCTATGGATGAGAAAGTGATTAAGCGTAAATTACTACCTCCATCAGATGTTTGGCTTACTGCGCAGGAATGTGTAGATTTGGGTGTAGCAGATGCCATTTTCAGCTAAATTAACCCACTTCGGTGGGTTTTTTTATGATATAAATAGCTCTAGTAAACTAGGAGCTGTTATGAAATCATTCAAAAATTACTTATTCGAGCAAAAAGCCATGCAAGCATCAGGCATGAGTGCTGCTCGTCATACTAAACAATATATAACACCTTACTTGCCAGGCGGTAGTAAACATGCTGTCGACAGTCATGAAATGGCTACTGAACATGGACCATTAAAGGCTGGTCAAAAAGTGACGGTTGTTGGCCATGAAGTAAAACAAAATCCAAGCGGCAAAGATGTGCACCATGCCATCGTTCAGGTTCAAGGATCGGATCATTCTCACTCTGTACCTACTAATAAGTTATTAAAGCCAGCATCCTCTGCACGAAAGAATAAAGGCTTGGAACAAGAAGGACAACTAGCCCAGCATCTCAATAAACATGGTTTAATGAGGGGAAGTGGTGCTGGCTTCACTGGCGACAACGACTTCCATTTAATTGATAAACGCGGCTTCAAAGAAAAACGTATTGGTGGTACCGAGGGTGCCAAGGGAGCAATCCAAGGTGAGCATAAGTCTGATATTAAGAGTACTGCATTTGGTCAAATAACTCTTTCTCGTCATCCTGAAACTGGACACTGGCATATTGATGCAAAAGCACGTGCAAAGCGTCCTGAATATGCTCAGCATGTTGAAAGCGCTAATGTTACAGTAAACGGTAAAACAAAATCTCTATTACAACATCTTAACGATACTGAACCACCTGGAACTACTAACAAGGGTGGTTTCTACTCTGACCATACCAGCGCAGCACCTGCTCATGCGTATATGCGTGATCACCATGTTGATGTTGCTCACATCGATACACATGGTACTTTTAGAGCTGGTATGAGTGAACATAAGGATATGCATAAACTTGGACTACCAGTGTTGCATGGTGAAGGCCGTTTCCGTACTCGTCAAAAAACAGATAACCCTGATAAGCGTACTGTTCAATTTAGTCTTACTAAGCTAGATAAATCACATACTAATATTGGCACAGATGAAGGTGCAATGAAACTAAAGAAAACACTAGGACATTAAAATGCGTCACATATTTACTCTGCTAAGAGAGTCTGCAGCCAATGAAGAAAAGTTGACTCATCTTGAGCATGCAGAAGACCATGTACTTAATGCTGGTGCTGAGGGGTACCAGCATGCTAAGAATACTCTCAATGCAGTTCATAAGACGTTGACAGGTCAAAAAGGTGGTGCTGCTTTATATGAAAAGATGGATGGAAGTCCTTCAATTGTATTTGGTCACCATCCAGCTACTGGCCAGTTCTTTGTTGCAACTAAGTCAGCATTCAATAAAGATCCTAAACTAAATTACGACTATGACGATGTTCAAAAGAATCATGGTCATGCTCCTGGCCTAGTTAATAAACTAAATTTAGCATTGTACCATCTACCTAAGATAGCTCCTCCAACAGGCATATATCAAGGTGATGTAATGCATTCTGGTATTCATTCAGACACCAATCCTCACGGTGATGTGACAACAAATGGAAAAGTACATAGCTTTAAACCAAATCTAGTTGAGTATCACGCACCTGCTAATTCAGAAGAAGGTCAGAAGATTGCTCAGTCTCAGTTTGGTATTGCTGTGCATACTGGTTATAAAGGTGGTAACTTTGAAACTATGAAAGCTGATTACGATCCAGATCTTTCACATTTCAACCAGCACCCAGATGTGCATCTAATTAATAACAAATACGATCCATCTAAATCCGACTATACTCCTGCACGTCAAGCAGATTTTCAAGAGCACATGGCTCAGGCTGATGAGGTTCATAGAAGTATGAAACCAGAAGAGTATAAGAAGATAGAGCCTCACTTAGATCATATTAAAACATATATCAATAAGACTGTAAGAGAAGGTACAACCCCTAATTCAGCTGATCTTTATGATCACGTTCAGGCTCAGCATCAAAAAGAGATAGCTAAAGTTAAAACACCAGCTGCGATTGATCGCAAGACTCAGGCAATGAATAACCAACTTGGTACTTTAAGAGCTCACTCAGATACAATTGATAAAGTGTTTCAGATTCATCACGAACTTCAGCAGGCTAAAGATATTCAAAACCATGCAATGGCAGCAAGTCCAACATTTAAAACAACTATCAACGGTCAAGAATCAAAGCCAGAGGGATATGTTGCTGTGGTAAATAATAGACCAACAAAGATTGTTGATAGAGCAGAATTTAGCAAACAGAACTTTGCAGCGAGACAATAATGATCAGCTTTAAAGAATTCATTACCGAAGGTGTATCTCAGAAGAAGTCACTCCATGTATTTGATATTGATGATACACTGATGCATACTACGGCTCAGATCCATGTAAAGGATCCACATGGTAAGGTTGTAAAGACTTTGAGCAATCAAGAGTTTAACAATCATAAGCTACCTCATGGTCATAGCTATGACTTTGGTGAGTTTAGAAATGCTGAGAAATTTAATAAAGAATCTAAACCAATGCCGAACATGGTCAATCACCTAAAGAAAGTGACTGCCAATCCTCATAACCATGTTATCTTTAATACAGCACGTGCTAACTTTGATGATAAGAATAAATT